TCCTTGGTTATGCCGCATTAGGTCCTTATACATCGCACCGGAGCCTAGCATTCCACCTGCGTTCGATAGTCGGCGGATAGCCTTCTCGCCTTCCTGCTGCCTGTACTGATAACCTGGAGACTCCTCAAACCCAGCTCCTGCCATCTCTAACATACCAGCAAAATTAGGGTCTCGGTAATCGACAGCCTGATCAGGCATTGCACCGGGTGCAGTCGGCATTCGGTCCTGTGCTAGCTGCGTACCTAACTGTCGACTCGCTGCAGTCCCTAAGCGCATGTGAGGTGCATAAGCACCCCGCGCCTTTGATAGGTACTTGTCGCCACCATAGTACGCCAGGCGCATAGCTACTTCTGAGTCATGCAGTCCTTGCAATCGCTCAGGTAGTGCCTTTGCGTTAGCTGCCTTCGCTTCGTCTCTGGCAATTCCCATCAACCTTCGCTGTTCTGCGGCAGCGCGACGTGCGTCTCGACGTGCTTTACTGGAAGCCTTCCGTGATTTATAACCTCCATACAGGCTTGCGCCAGTTGAGGCAATTGCACCAATCATCCTCTCGCCCTCGGAGTTTGTCTGTAATCAATCGTAAGCTCGTAACTTGCATCGACAGCACGTATCACAATAAACTCTCCATTATAAATTGCACAGTTGTCATACCACCACTAAGACACCAGATACGACCATAGTAACAGCAGTAGCTGCATCAGCACCAGCGTGTATAGCTCCCCCACCATTGAGGACATGCTGCATAGCACCTGTGACGATGTAAGGCTCTGTCATATTGGCCTCCATGACTTTAGCGTCAAGTATCTGATTCGTTGCATCAGCGGAGCCACCACTAGGTACTAAGTGTAGGTCAACTGTACGATCAGTGCCTGTCGTATTGAGCAGCGTAATCTTCGTGATGATTAGTCGGCGGTTTGTCGCAACAGCATATGCACTCGCAACAGTAGCACCGAGTTGAATTGTTACTAATTGTTGGGGGGTTGTACTAGCCATTATGCGTTTTGCACCTCTTCACCGGCGAATCTCAAGTTAACTATCGTATTGTTTGTATTCGTCGACGCTGTAAAGTAGAGCAAGCTCTGCTCAGGAATTGCGAATGGTATTGGTGTTGGTATATCGATATTGTTCTCTACATCAGTATCAACCACCTCTTGAAACACCAAGTACACCACACCGAGTTGAAAATCTCTAACCCATCCTTGTACTGTTACACGAGGACTGGCACCACCTGATATTTTATTTACGTTGATTCGAAGCCACGTTGCGAAGAACTGACGCTCAGCCGGTACAAAGAAAAACGCTTGTTGTGTAACACCTAAACCAGCGGGGATATACGCCTGCACAGTCGCACTGGTTGTGGAATCAATCGTGATATTACCTGCATTAACTAAGCCTGTACCTGCACCGATAGGGGCGATTCGGTTAATACCAAGCCATGTATTTGATGTTGTTACTGTCGTTGTACCATCTAGCTCAACATCCTCAGTCTGGTACACTCGACCAGGTCCTACACCAACAAGCCTGATATTAGTAAGACCTGTACTACCAGCATCGTCAGCTGTTGAGCTACTTACAATATCCAACGTCTCTGCTGATGTCATCGGCGTCAGATTACCACCGTAGGACCATATCCACTCGGAGGCTGCGTTGTCTACATCATCATTGTAGCCCCATTTATGCCAATTGACATGGCCTTGCCACCTCCCTAGCCCTACATCAATCGCATGATCCATGCTGCGAACAACACTCGCGTCAGCATTCTGAGCTAACAACCCATCAAGCGGGAAATTAAGCTGTGTCTTATCTCCAGCCAGTGTTTGAATACGGAGATAAGTCTGGTTGGACGCACTTGTGTTCTCAAAGCTTACACGGACATACTGCCTACCAACTGTGTAACGCCTTGGTGGAAATATCCGATCAGTATAGTAATTTTCTGTTAGTGTAGAGTCTACATTTGTGCCATCAGTACTGAACTCAATTACTAACTCGCCATCCTGATCTGTCGCAGGTGCGACGATAATTGAGTTGTGCATGCTGACATCAGTGAACGACCCAGATGCGTTCCAAGATACTCCAGCGTTTAGCGCGCTCGATGTGCTCTGATCGCTTAGTACGACCCCTTGATTAGGAGTAAAACTCATATTACCGACCACTCCCCTGCGTAACTTGTGTACACCAATTTAAGTGCATAGTAGTTGGATACTATTGCGTAATCTGTTCTACCATCGATCGTTCCTGTGAAGCTCAATCCACCTGTACTACGTCGCTTTAGATGCACCGTTTCGCCGTGCAGTGGTGTTGTATTCAGAGTCACAGTAGCATCTGCAGTGTTGTTGCAGATAATTAGCTGATTGCCCTTTGTCGTGAACGTCGTATCTCCGCTCGCAATCTCTTTGATCGCGTACCCATGCAACTTACTGAAGTTATATAGCTCGTCACTACCTCCAGGTTGTAGGCTAAGTTGTATAACTAACTGTGTATGCAGCCCTCGTAGCTCCTGCATAACGTCTTGCGTAGGCATCATTGCAAGCTGCAGCTCTAGTTCCGCAACTCGCTTAAGGAGTTTGTCTGACGAGTCTGCAGCCTCTTGTACCAGTGAGTGCAACTCAATTCGCTGTGCTAGTAGCTTTGCGCTGAGTTCCTCAGAAACTGCGTCGCCATAGTCTGCCGCTTGGTATACCGTCTCTGTTACCGACGTGACCGTATCAAGTTCGTCTACAATTGAAGTCAGCGTATCGAAAAAGAGCCGTGTCGGGATCCCTGTTTGAGGGTCTACAATTGCACCGCGTGTATGCTGAAGTGCCATTAGATCATCCTTGGCGTTATCTCTGCGTATGCAGCTACGATAGAGCGTCGTACAGGATCTGTGATTAAGATCTTTATCGTCGCCTGTCTATATAACCCACGCTGCCGCCATACAGCGCGCTTCGCATATTCACCTATCTTACCTAGTTTGCGGCGTGTGGGTGTGCCGTAGTTGCGACCAAAATCTTTGGATACCGACAAACTAACGTCAGGATCAGCGCCCTGACCGGATTCTGTACCTACACCAGATTGAAACAGAATCTCTATCCGATCCAGTGAGAATTGCCTACCCTCTGCAGAGAGCGTTTGGCCTATACGGATCGCTTGTATTGTGTTGCCATACTCAGTGAACGTGTCAAAGTCTAATTCTCCAAGTTTATTCTCAAGGCTATCCAATACAATCTTCTTGCCGTAGCAGTCGATGATACCGTTCACACGCCAGTAACCGTACCCTATCGACTGGCGCTCATGCCACATCCCTGTCGCTGCATCGTAGACATGAGTACAGCCCAGCGTCTCAAACCAGAACCCCATCAGCTTGTGGCCGCGCTCATCCCATGCGACCGCAAAGGCATCCGCTACAACATCTGCTTCCGCAAGCTGTTTCTCGATCCCATGGTGGGATATGCGCTGAGGGATATAACCGCTAGCTCGATAGATTGTGCGATCATTACCAATCCAGTACAGCGTATTATCTGTCTGAACAACACTGTGCTTTGTCAGAATGCCGCGTTCTAGGTATGCACCACCTAGCCGAGAGAATGGAAAATCAACATTACTTGCGCCCTGCCATACCTCAGCAAAATTATCATCCTTGAATAGCCACAACTCTTTGTGCGTAGCTGCGACGGTAACTATATTGCCTGACGTTGTAAAAGCTCTGGCACGCTCAGTTGCATCAAACGTCGTAAGGTCTACCTCTTCAGTCGTATCATCTACGAGGCTTGAGATAAACCATTGATTAGTTCCTTTCTGAGCAAATATGAAATACCCATCTAAGTAAACTACTGATGATGCTTCTAAAAAACTGCTGTGTGTAATTTCTGCCAGCGTAGATGTACTTACAGTGTAGTAGTACGTATGCGCGTCTGCGACAATGACAAGCTGTGTCTTATTCTCTGCAAATATGCACCGCTCTGTACCTAAAATCGTACCAATAGCTGTCGCAGTACCACCTGAGTCAACTTTGTATAGGCTTGTCCCATACACAGCATACGTGACACCGTCAACTTTAATACCACCTCGGCTAGCTGCTCCTGAGCCTGCAGTTGTCCAGGCTGCAACCCCTGGAGTCATGACAAGCATAGCTCCTGCAGAGTCTTCAGGTGGCGCTGCCTCAGGCATTAAGTTAATACTGCGCTGTGTACTTAACTCAGGTGTCTGGGAGACGTACGTCTGGCCGATGAAGGGTATTTTCACTAGCGCCAACTCCCCGACGGTACGAACTGCACACCCTCTTCTTCAAACTCATACTCAAGTACATCATTCTCATACTCCATTGCGCGCATGGTGAATTCTTGCCGCTCAGGTAGCGGAATGCCGTACTCCGGTGCAACCGCAGCTGCTAAAGCCCACACGAAGTACTCATATACGTATGACGGGCAGTGCGCATCGTTGCCGGATGCATCAAAATCCTGTAATGGTATGTCAGCTGTAGCGATTAGTTTCTTTGTGGATACATCAGGGACAGGCCACACATAGACAACACCTTGCGTAATCGACCTGTCGTACCAAATTGCAGTGGGTGTGCCTGTGGAAAATTTGTTAGTAAGTGCGGTATAGTCAGATCGACTATACATCTGTAGCGGCACATCCTCCTTTGTCGAGTTTGTGCGTAGTCGAGGGTGATGCATTCGTAAAGGGCGGGTAGTGTTGATGTACGCAGAAGCGCCTACCGTATAAGACGCCTTGCCTTTAGCGAGCTGAATTTCTAGCTCAGTCTCAGACCAAAGCACAGTCCCTTTCGTACTCATACGCTTAGCGATTAGATTGAGAGCTTCAGCAGCATCTCGTATCTGGTACGCCTCTGGAGCGCCACCGTCTACATCATACGCTCGGCACTTACGCAGCGCAGCTTTAATAATTTGATCTCGCGTATACGTGAAATCGTTACTGCCAGAAAACGCCATGTCTTACCTCAGTACGAGTCCCAGTCAGGTGCTAACGTCTGATCTACCTCGTTTGATGTGTCTCTAATACGTGCATCCGGCACCAAAATATCTTCCCTCGGCAGCCGAATAAACTCTTGGGGGTGCTGTGCCTCAGCAAACTCACGGATTACCAACTTATCGTCCCACTGTCTAACACAGTCAGATGCATTGGCACGAAAGCCGGAGCGATCACACTGCACTGAGTAACTGCTAAAATCAGTCTTGCGCGATCGCTGGTTGACTCGTGATTTGCCGAAGCGACTAATCATCTTAAGCCTTAGTAACTACTTCTAAGTACTCGATTATAATATCAAAAACTGCCGTATCCGAGCCTGCAGAGCATGTGTATGACACAGGGTCGCCACCTGCAGTTATACAGTCAGTTTTAGCAGCTGCGGTAGTAGCTTCCGTGATTTCGTAGAGCAGCGCACCGCGAGTCACAGCGCCATCCGCAAGGGAGCCTTTTACAAGACCTGCAGTAGCTAATGATGCTGTTACCAAAAAACCATCTGGGTCATTTGAAGTGCCTTGTGTGCCTACATCCACTGTCTCCGTCGCATCGACAGTGATAACATTTAAATACACATCTCGCACAATAGCTGTTGCCGGAAGTGTGAAACCTGTCTGGGTCTCAGATGTCTGCGCATCACAGCGAATAACTGCAGTACGGGCAATAACAAGTGTGTTGGCACCTTGAGTGAATGTGCCGCTAGTATCACCAGAGTATTTTTTACGTGTCGCAAGACCGTTCGGGAAATTTGTACCACTCATCGATCATCTCCGAGCGCCCAGTTATGGGCAGTACGTCAAAAAGGGGGGAGTGGCCGAAGCCACTCTATTTTGCTGCGCTTGTCGGGTATTACGCGCCTGGGCTACCAAATACGCCGCGTGGATCAGCAGCGTCGAAGGCAAACCGGCTATATACTGTGAACAGTAAGTTTTTGCTACCAAAGTCGGTGTCATTCTCCAAGATCGCGCTTTGGCGGTTCTGGTGAATTAGACCTTGATCAACATCAGTCTTAATGAACCAAGCATCGGTATCAGTCAGGTAGTTATTGACTGCAATACCTAAACGTACAGTTTTAAGCGCATTTACAGCATTGTTAGCAGAGTCGTTCTGTAAAGTAGACTCTAAGATGCGGTGAGCTTCGAACTGCAAGTCGGTTGGGATAATTAGCTTAGTACCACGAACAGCGATTTTAAGGCCGCGCTCATCAGTAAAGTTGCTAATATCAATTAGCGCCTGCTCGATAGCTGACTCGCTTAAGTCCGCAGCAGTCGTCAACTCATTTTGGAACGTAAGGCCGGTCTTAGTTAGATGTGCTGTTGAGCACAACTCTAAGCCGTCTGCGTAAGTATATGAGTTGTTGAATGCACGGTTAAGGATGTTAGCCGCTACCGTTTCACGAGTCTGATGCTCAGAGCGTGAAAGTGCTTTGGTCTTAGCCTTAGCTGCTTTCATGTACTGATTATCGTTAACCGCTTCGCGCGTAATTGTGTAACCTAAAGCATAGGTTACGTTAGTCACACGACGAGTGAAGCCTTGGCTCCAGTTATCGTAATGCACTGCAGCGCCTTCACCTTTGACTCGTGCCAAGCCTAATCCTACGAAGCCGGTATACTCTTCGTAAGCTTTATCTGACGACTCTTGATCAAAAATATCCATATACTGCTTCGGATAATCTTTATAAGAGGTCTGAAAAATGCCATTAAGCCCAGGCCATAAAAACTTCGCAATATCACCAGTAGTCACTGACATAGTTAACTCTCCTTATACGCCAGCAGTACCAGTATGGCTGCCATGTTGATGATTGTTAATCTTGACCACCCAATCGGCATTCGTGCCAATCTCATTGTCAGGACGTCGGTCTAGCATGATGACTTTAACTTGAAGAGTCGCAGTCGTCGCTGCAGAGCTTGAATCCAGCTCTACGCCAGAACAACCCGTTGTGGTGTTGGTTCCACCAAACACTAAGTTTGCGTTAAGACCTACTTATGTATCAGCAAGCGCGCCGCCACCAGAGTCTTCTTGAACAACAAACAACTGGTTTGGATCATCTGCAACAAGTGCATAACGCGCAGTGGATGCAGTTCGATGGGTCTGAGAGTCGTAATCTTTGTCAGCTTTAAAGCCAACGATAACACCACAACACGCATCACCTGCAGTCGCTACAGCAACGGTGGGCACACCATCCGCATCAGCACTACCTGCATACTTAACTGGATCACCAACGGACATCGCCGTTGAATCTGTAGCAGGTATGAAATACGTACCTACTGAGCCGTAGTACTGGCCACCAAGGGCATTGACAGGAACCAGACCACGGGGTGAATCAGCATTTGCCATGTGAATAACCTCGCATTTTGAATTTTAATGCAGAGTTAGTTACCAAGCTCGATCTTACCTTGAAATGACTTTTCGCCACCTGCTGCTTTCACAGCGTCATCAATCATCATCTGCTCAGACTCATCAACTCTGCGTTGCTTCGCCGCTTGGTCTTCTTTGTAGAACTCCTCAGGAATCTCCATAAGAATACCATTTGTACCACGGCCTACCGGCTTCGATACTACGCTACCAACAGGGGCTGCCTGCCCAGCGTATCGATCACCAATTGACTCACCTTCAACGGGTGTCCAGCCTGCTAACTTTAATCGCTCGACACGTCCAGGGACGTCATTTACAACTCGACGCACAAACCCCTTCCGCTGTTGTGTGACAAGAGGATTTCGCTCATGCATCGGAATCCGCTTTTGCTGTCTAGTTTTACTACCTGTCGCCTTGCCTGACTGCTTACCTGATCTCTTCTTAGGTGCTGCAGTCGTAATCGCTTCCTCAGTATTAGGCATTTGCTCAGCTGTGTCAACCTGTGGTGCGTCATCTTCAAAATCAAAGTCAAAATCAATACCGTCGCTCATGCTAAGCCCTTCCTGTACTCTTCCATATACTGTTTTTTCGTCATAACACCATCGCGTTCAAACGCTTCTGCGATTTCTTGCGCCACCTTTGGTAGCTCAGAGAAGCGCTGCGCAACAGCGTTTCCACGTACAGGTGTCGCGCCGTCTTCAACAACAGGTGCTGCAGGTCGTTGACGTCTTGATTGCTGGGGTTTGCGATCCACCCGGCCTGGATAGCGCTGACTCACAGCTGCGCGCACTCGATCAAATATCTCATCTGGTGACGCATCAGGGTCCGCCTCCTGCTCTAAGCGCTCCATCGAAATAGCGTAGCGCACCATCGCCGGATTTTCTTTGTTGAACCAGTGCTTGTTGTCGTCAATAAATTGGCGAGTATAGTCGTCAATTTCTGGTACTTCAGGCTCATCAGGCTCCGTAATAGGTTGCTGCTTTCCAAGTACGTCAAGCTTCTCGTCGATAAGCTCTACTTGATCAACATCACCATCCTTAATCGCTTCGCGTCGCTCCGATCGCAACTTTCGCACAGCATCGTCGTATGCTTGCTTAGCCACCTGCCCCTGTGAGGCAACTAGCTTTTTAATCATTTCCTGCTGTTTGCGGTTTTGCGTCGCTAAGTTATCGATCTTCGACGATAGCCGAGATGCAATACGATCGCCCTCAGCGTTAAACTCTTTGTAGTCTTTCCAAAGTTTTTTATCGCCTTTGAACTCATCAATAGGTCGCCAGCCACTGCGGCGCGCCTTATCTATCTCAGCAGCGTCAGCATCATCAGAGTTATCGAAGTCCTCGATGTCATCGTCAGCTACTTCCACCTCATCGACATCGTCGACGCTTAACTCCGACTCCAGAGGTGTGTCGGCTTCAATTGCCGCACCAATCTTTGCAGCGGCCTCCTCTAGCAGTTCATCACTCATTGTCAGACTCCTCTACAAACACAGCGTTAATATCCTCATCGTTAATAACTCGAAGTAATTTCTCTCCAGGAATATCAGCACCACCCCACTTTGCAATGACGATGCGCGTACCTTCCTTTATTCGATCTCGATCGATTTCCGCTGTTGGGCCTATGGCCAGTACAGTTGCTAACACTTGTGCTGACTGCTCTTTTGTCTGTGTCTCTTTGGCAATATAAATACTGCCGACACGATCTTCGACTTCTTCGATACGAACTAGAATGCGATGTTGGTGCGGAATGACCTTACTCATGACCAAGTCCCCGCTCAACAAATTCAACAGTACCGTTTAAGATGTCATTGAGCGCCGCGCCGTAGTTAATGTGCGCAAACACATTCTTCCCTATTTCTTCGAAGGTCAGATTGCCGACATTCATACTTGATATGTCATTATTGAACTTAGCCTCCTTCTCGACACCTGCCAAGAATAAGCGCGTAACAGGGTCTTTCCTCCACTGCTCAACTGCTTCTATCAATTCCTCGTTGTCCATTCGATGCTCCACTGTCTGGGGTTATTGCTTGTATGTACTTCGCTTCTGCTTCTACACCACGAACACGAGCTAAGAATTTCTCAATGTCGATCGTGGCACCTTCTTTTTGCGCTGACATCAGCAATTTCTCTGATTCAGCCGCTAACTTCATGATCTCGTACTGAGCTTTGAACGCTTTTAACTGCACTTCACTTTCTAGCACACGCACTTCTCGATCACGGAAGTTAAGCTCTTTCTCCCGCTCCTCTAACTGCTTAGCAAAATCTAGTTGCTCCGGAGATGGCTCATCTGGATCACGCTCTGGTAACATCATATCGATGTACTCATCCTCAAATCTCATTGAGCGTAGTAATAGCCTACCAACTACAACACGCTTAATCTCTGGGATTAGCGGTATGGTATCCATCACCATCTTAAGTTTGGTCAGCTCTTCAAGCTGTGTACTTAATGTCGGATCAGCTACAGGCCGAATATCTGCTGCTACTGATTCAAAATCAGCATCTTTATCCGCAGTTGGGTCATCTAACACCAACACATAAGCGTCTTGAGTTAGGTAATCTCTATTGAGCAAATAGAGTTGGTAGAACTCCTTCTTAAGGCCACGATATACTCGCTTGTATATCGCACTCATTACTTTGATACCCTGCTCCAACGCTTGAATTGCTTCTGCTGCTGTTGTATTCGAGCCTGAGATCTGACCAGACATGATGTCACTGATCGAAATCATGCGGTAGTAACTGTTAAGTAGGAACTCAAGTAACTGCATCAACACAGCACTTGGGCCTTTAGTTGGTAGCGGCACAATACTGTTTTTAAGGTCGACACCACTTGCGTCAGCTTTCTTCCACTCCCCAGGGCGGAACCCCGTCTGGCCGCCTTTAACTCTCGCACCTTTGCCAATGAACCCGCTTTGTAAGTTATCCAATGTCCCTGCATCAATGAGCTGGTTAAGCAGTGTGTTTATTGTATGCGATGCATGTGAGAGTAAGTACCCGAAACCATATGAGTAGAATGTGCCATCCAGCGACTTGATAAAGTGAAAATCTGCGTAGTATTCGCGGCGTCGAATCGACACAATCTCAGAATGTGTATCGTTCCATGTTATATCTGATTCACCAAAGCACGGCGTAATACGTACGACCTTTTGTGACTCTTCATGCACTGTTACGATGTAAACTTCTGGCAGCCCATCGTGATCTAAGTCTAAGTATCTCAGTTGCTCGATAAAGAAATACTCTTGGTCGTTGTCTGGTAGCTCAACATTGTTGTCAGCGTCCAACTCAACATCCAAGAAGATTTTTGCGCGCTTACGCTCTTCAATTTGACTTGCGTAAAGCTCAATCTCATGTGAGATGCGTCGAGCCTCACTTAATTTTTTCACATTCTGATTGATGATGATTTTATCAGGTAGACACAGTACTGCCTTATTCTTTCGCTCAATTGGACAGTAGTAAGTCTTCTTGAACATCGTACCCATCATGGAGAGGATCGTTAGGAGCTTGTCTAAATCATCCTCCCAATCATCCATATTCTCCATGATGTCAAAGTTCATGTAATCAGCAACTCGCGCTGCTCGCTCACGCTTCATCCCTTGATTATCTTTGCCGAAGATCTTTATCTTCGTAATTTTTCCGTCCCGGATAAATTCTGGCAATGCACGCGAAGCGAATTGGATGCACGCCTCTAAAATAAGCGAGTGTTTGACATTGGACGCATTTGGCCATGGGTCATTCTTGACTTCAATTAGCTGACTAGCTAACTTCAATGCATGCTCCATACACGTAAGCCACTCCGCCATCGAAGCCTTATCAAGTCGGTAATCCTCTACAACTTGCGTTCCGATACGATCTAACTCATCATCTGTCAGTAACTCAGCGACGTTCTTTGCGGCGTCCAGAATGTCTTCAATGACACGCTGCCGCTTATCCGACATATTCATCACATCTTGCATATCAGTATCCTGTCACTGAGTTTCTATTTGTTCGATTATTTACAGCTTCAAAACCATCATCGTTTCTTGGATCTGGCATGCCATAATTAATACCCGTTACGATAGCGTACCGAGTAGCGTCCATTAAGTGGTCGTTGGTCTTAACTATCTTACCTTTCTCGTCACGATGGTATAGTCTGTACTCTTCGAACCAAGCTTTGCATGTAGCAAATACCTTTAACTGCCCGGAGCTGAGCATCTGCCAAACTTGGTATAGCCCTGCCTCCACGCTATTCTCGGCTTTGATAAGATCTAAACCTAAATCAAAATAGTCTTGGTATAACTGCTCACCATCTCGCTGACCACGCCCTCGTGCTGCAGGATCTATTGCAATAGGCACCCAATCCCCTCGCGCCTTTACTGCAGAAGCATGGACTGAAGGCTCTTTCTGACCTGCTTTATAGCAGTTATATAAAAAACACTCCCTGCTATCTGGGTTACGTGCTACCCACACAGCAGCTGTGAAGTTCCAACCAACGTCGAACCCCGCGCTTATCTCAAACCATTTAGGGATCTCAAACGGCTCTACCGTTATCTCACTCTCAGGTACGGGATATATAGCACCTGCACCTAGCGATGGCACTCCTTTAGAACGCGCATCACGTTGGTGTGGTGGTAAGGCGGCGAACATCTCCGCCTTCTCGTCTTCAGAGAGGTGCGGCGCATCATCCCACGTAGCTGTTACGAGCTTTCTAGCCACGAGATTGCGCTACATGCATGCGAACAGCACCTGCGTCGCTACCTGAATGCACAATGAGGCGTAACGCAGTAACACCTTTAGCAAGTGATGCAACTTGCGACGCCGTAGCTGTCGTCAGATCACTCGATACCGCCGTCCAATCTGCTGTAACTGAGGCATCATACACGTTACTTAATGTATAATGTGCAGTGTAGTTGATCGTCCCTGTCACACCTGTCTGAATGGACGTTACCTCAGCATAGCTGTCGATTGGTATAATAGGGGAGATAGCCTCATCTACGACACCAATTGTTACAGCAGAGCCGACTGCGCCATCCGCAGAAATATCAGAAATTTCCAAAAAGTAGTTACTGGACTCTACAGTAGTAGCGTTGGGGCCTGTAATCGCTTCACTTATCGAGTCGTTATATACACCTGTTGAGCTGTAGCCTTTACCAGTAACAGTAAATGTCAGTGCAGATAAATTACCTGCAGATGTAAGGTTTAGCTGTTGCGCAGTCGTTGAAGTGTAGTACGCAGATAGCTGCGGGTCTGCCCCAACTAACGCGCCATTTAAGCTTAGACTACCTGCACCAGCTGTTGTCTGACTCGCACAAACACCATCTGTATCTACTGCTAATGTCAGAGTAAATGTTTTTGGTTTCATTGCAATCTCCCTAAGTATCGCATCGCTCGTTAACAGTGAAATACGCTATCGAGCCATACAAACTATCTGTCGGACTAGCGCCTGTATTAGTGTAGAGTAGTTGCACCTGCCACTGCCCCGCATCCGTTGTAGAAATAAGTCCTGACTCAATCGAATACGTGACATAGTAATTTGCTGTCAGTGCGCCTAGATCTGCATCTGTTACAGCCGTACCACCAATCGCAACGCCATCCGACGTAGTCTTTGTCGCTGTTGTACCATTAGGTTTGCAGAATATCAGACTAAGCTCTGTGTACGACGACAGATCAAACCCTGCGTTAACACGCAATAGCCGACCAGTCTCACCTACGAATAAAGTTGCCATTATGTACTATGCACTCCGAGTGTCGCCGTTATAGGCGATATATGCCCTTGCGTCGCCGTTATAGTCGAGTCTGTACCATATGTCGCCGTTATAGTCGATGTGAGTCCATACGTCCGCACCTCAGTGGGTACAACAGTAGCTGTTGTTATAGAGTACCTGTACGAAAACACACCGTTTATGAGCCGCTTAGCAGCTCCTTTGAATGCACCTACACCATCGCGCCAGATGATCATGCGACAGTCTTAAATGTCACAAAACAGTCGTCAGCAGTCGCTGCGCTGAACCTCCATGTTATGACATCTCCGTTTGTATCAGCAGCTGCAGCGTCAAATTGATAGATCCCGTTCGACACCTCCGCAATAGTACCGCTAACGCTCGCAAAGGCCGCACCATCGATCGAGCGCTGCCCTGTAACAGTTAGCCCTGTAGCAGGTGTTGCGTGATCTGATGTCAGTACCATTAAGAATTCGAAGTTGCTAAATGCTGTGTTCTTTTTAATGCCAATATCGTCAATTAGCCCAGGGATTGTAGTCACTACAGCCGTCTGGATCTCCGTCGTCTCTGAGTGAATCGCAGTTGTATCGGAGTAGATAAGTACAATATCTGAAGCAATAGTCGTCGTCTGCGTATTGATCGCCGTCGTGTCACTGACGATGATCGTCGTGTCGCTATAGACTTGAACTAAGTCGGAAGCAATAGTCGTCGTCTGCGTATTGATCGCCGTCG